TTCTGTATTTTCGACAGGACGTATAGGTTTTGATATTAAGAGGCGTCTTGCTCCAGAAAAAAAATAAAAATACTAAAGTAAAAGATGGTTGATCCAGCAACTGCAGCTGCTGCGACAAAAGCTACAATTGAGATCGCTAGCGTGGTATTTGATAGTTCTATCGGTTGTTGCACTGCACCATGGTTTCGGGGCAGTTGTGTGAAGGGTGGCGGAACAGCTTATTGCCATAAATGTGGGTATCATTATTGTCGGTATCACTACCCTGTAAACAATTATGGTCTACAAGGTGGTCATGTTTGTTCATGAGTATAAAGAATTTACTATTATGAATAGTAAATGGTCGGTAAAAATAAAAATGAAGTTTCAAGTCGTCTCACACCTGAGCAGTGTCTACAACAATCAATGGATTCTCGTGTAGATGCGATGAACAAAGCTCTCGGGGGTGAGAGGGTTCGTTACAGGTCTTCGAGAAACCCGGATAGTTTTGTATCCTTTTTAGAGGGTCGTCTAGATATTTGGGATGAAGTGAAGGATAAAACCTTCCATGGTATAAGGATGTATGAGAAGACTAAGGAAATCCTTGAGTCAAAAAGATTTGGGGTTGAATAGAAAATAAAGAAAATTCAGTGTGTATACACTCACGTAAAATTGGTACTTTGATACTACCAATTTTACGAGACCGTTTTGCTTTTCGTTTAGACATTATCTTAATATTCATCTGCGATGATTTCACTTAGGCGTTCCAGTTCCCGTCCTTTCCGTGTCATCTCATTTTGAAGTTCTTCGATTCGTTCTTTCATTATGTTATCCATTTCATTTTCATTTAAGTGTACATTTTCAAATATAACATCATAACACGAGTGGTGAAGTATATCTGTCATTAGAATTTTCCATTCATCGTTTACATTTGATCTGAGACGAACTGTCAGATAATACGAGTGTGTTCCTGGATCTATTTGGAGTGTTGAGGTTGACAAGCGTTCGGGTATCATCAGATTAAGTAAGTTTTTTGGGTGTTGGTAATTTGTTTTGAAATTTAATACACGAATATCGTCTGTAACTTTTTTGAGTAATTTATAACGATGAAGAGCTGGACGTATTACCATTGTTTGGGGTAGTTTATCACTCTGTGTAACATCCATAGTCACTGTATTACCGAATATACCTATCCCACAACCACTAACATTGGTGGCTATACTCTTGACAGTTATTTCAATTTCATATTTTGTAAAGTTTGCGAATATTACGTTTGTTAGGGTTGTTTCCCTCATTTTGGAATATTTATTACGTTTTAGTAGGGTACATCCACCCAAATGTCTCATCGGTGGACCTCTACAAAAGCAAGGGGTTTTATTGAGTTTCTTTTTATTTTTGTAGTAGTCGTGTAAAAATGAACGCAAGGTTGGGTCAATTGGTCTGTACCATTTAAGGTAGTCACTGGGTGCTACCTTCATTTACAATAACTGGGATTTAATTACCGAACGCGACACCCGCCATACCATTCTTGATACGGAGGATATTGTAGTTCACTGCATAAACGCGGTGAAGTTGGTTACCACCCGTGGGTCCGGTGACAGTCAATTTTGCGTTATCGATACGGGAGAAGTTGAGAGTACCAGTGGGTTGCATCTTGCTCAAGTTGAGACAGAATGGCCATGTAAAGGTTGGGAGATCTTCGAGAACGTCGTCTGGGAGATCTGTACTATGCATTTCGGGAACGACGGTGTGATGATAGACATTCGATGTTTCCTCGAAAAGAGCTACACCGTTAATGTAGAGAGAGGATTTTTGAAATGTGAATTCGGTGTCCCAATCATTACCCGCTGCCTGACCAGAAACGAGGTGGAGAGACTTCACTGGATGATTGAAGTAGCTTAAATCCATTTCGGTATCTGTTTTAGAGGATGGTTGATATTGTGTTTGGGTGATGAGAAGTTCGTGTTCGTTATCTGTGAAATACTTACGCTCATCTGTGTCGAGGTAAATGTAGTTACCATAGATTTTGGGGGCAGTCACGGGGTTGAAACCGTCGCGGCACTTGATACGAATCTCTACATCGTGGTACTGGAGACCTACGAGGGGGAGTGCCTTGGTCCAATCTTCACCAAAGAAGAAGGGAATCATGAAGTGGTCACCACCGTGGTTAGATTTAATGGTATTCGTAGTCACAGTTGACGAAGCCTTAGCCGCATTATCCCGGAGGAGGGGGTTGTGAACACCTTGAATGAAGAGGGAATCAAGTTGGGTTACCTTCTGTCCACCAATCCAAAGAGCAAATTCTGTGGGGTTCGAAGCGTTATTAGAGTACAGCCCAGTAGTATTATCGGCTATAGCGGAGATACCGGAGTTTTCGATCCAAATGTAGCTCATGAGGTCACCCTTGGAGCGGATAGGAACGACAACTTCATTATTGGAACCGAATGTACCAATGAAGTCTAAGCGTTCTGGTTTCATAGCGAAATTTGTGTATCGCTTATAGTTCTGACGGAAGAAACTGACCTGGGGGTCACCTGTGATGTATACATCCTGGGCTCCCACCGACACGAGCTCAATCAAAGCTGCTGACATTTATTAATAAATGATATTAAAAATTCGGCTCAATGTAAACACATGGTGGTATTCCAGGCACTAACCTGGGAAGCGAGGGATTCTGAAGAAGAACATTTGGTAAGTATTTTTGGTAAAACTGAGGATGGTAAATCTGTATGTGTGACCACATCATTTACTCCTTACTTCTTCATCAAACTTGACTTGAAAACCTCAAAGCAGAAGATTCAAGAGATTTACAATACGATCGTTAAGAAGTGCCCTGAATGTGTACTCTGTTATTCTATGATGAAGTCGAAGGATGTTTGGGGCTTCCAAAACAATGAGGAGTTTATGTTTATGAAGGTGGACTTTGTAAATCTTCAAATGAGACGCCGGGTGGATTCGTTTCTAAAGCGACCACTCGAGCTCTCGTCTGGTTTTTTTAAAGCTAAAGTCTTCGAGTCTAACTTGGACCCCGTCCTCCGGCTGATGCATAGAACTGGAATTCAATCTACTGGGTGGTTAGAGACTGGTGATAATTGTATTCGTTCTCATTTAGCCCGTGTTGATACTGATTTGTTCTGTAATGATTGGACTACACTTAAACCTGTGGCGAGGGATGATATCGCACCATTTGTCGTAGCATCTTTTGATATAGAGTGTAACAGTTCTACTGGTAAGTTCCCAGATGCGGATGTTACAGATGATGCGTGTTTCCAAATTGCAGTGTCATTGTGTACGTTTGGTAGTGATGAACCCTATGAACGGGTGTGTTTATGTTACAAACAAACTGATGGTCCTGATACTATTAGTTTTGATACAGAAAAGGAGATGCTTGAAGCATTCCAAAAATATATCCATGAAAAGGACATTGACATTTTCACAGGTTGGAATATATTTGGTTTTGATCTTGAGTTTATTTACAAGAGGGCCTTTGTCGTTGGATGTGACCCAGAATTTTTCAAAATGGGAAAACTGAAGTCCCAGCAATGTGAACTTTTAATCAAGAAATTGAGTTCGAGTGCACTTGGTGACAATCTCTTGAAACTTCTTCCAATGTCTGGGCGTTTTATATTTGATATGTTCCACGAGGTCAAGAAGGGTTACAAGTTGGATTCATACAGTCTCAATAATGTTTCAAAATTGTACATCGGGGACCAAAAGATTGATATGCCCCCAAGGGAGATGTTTGCTCGTTACCGGGAAGGTGACCCCGTAAAATTAGGTGAAGTTGCTGAGTATTGTATCAAAGATACCCTGCTGCCCCACAAGTTGATGAAGAAGATGTGCATTCTCCTAAACCTTCTGGAGATGGCCAAAGCTACATGGGTTCCAATGTGTTTCCTGGTTGAGAGGGGTCAACAGATTAAGGTGTTCAGTCAATTGACGAAAAAGGCACGGGAGCTTGGTTTCATGGTTCCAACCATCCGTTATGGTACTGTAACATCCGATCCCTATGAGGGTGCTACAGTCCTCGAGGCACAAAAGGGTGCATACTATACACCTATCACAGCCTTAGATTTTGAAGCTCTGTATCCGTCTATCATGATGGCACACAATCTGTGTTATTCATCTTGGGTTATGAATGAAAAGGAGTATGGGAATATTCCTGGAATTACCTACGAAACATTCAATGTCGGTGAAAAGACCTATAAATTTGCTCAAGATGTACCAAGTCTTTTACCGAGTATTCTTTTAGAACTCAAACAGTTTCGTAAAAAGGCCAAGAAGGATATGGCTACCGCGACGGGCTACATGAAGGAAGTATACAATGGTAAACAATTGGCTTATAAGGTTTCAATGAACTCGGTGTATGGTTTCACTGGGGCCGGGAAAGGTATTCTCCCCTGTGTACCGATTGCATCTACAACGACGTGTAAGGGTCGAATGATGATCGAAGAGACGAAAACCTACGTAGAGAAGAACTTTCCCGGTGCAAAGGTGAGGTATGGGGACACGGATTCAGTCATGGTTGAGTTCGATGTTGGTGACCGGAAGGGGGTTGAGGCTGTTGAATATAGTTGGGAAATTGGCGAACGTGCCGCAGAGGAGTGTAGTGCCCTCTTCAAAAAGCCGAACAACTTGGAGCTTGAGAAGGTGTACTGGCCTTACTTTCTATACTCTAAAAAGCGGTACGCAGCTAAACTTTGGACGAAAGGGAAGGATGACCATATGCATATGGACTATATTGATATCAAGGGTCTCCAGGTTGTCCGCCGCGACAACACACCTCACGTCCGCGAGGTGTGCAAAGAGTTGTTGGATGTAGTCCTCACGTCGAGCGACCCTGGTCCACCAACGGAGTTGGCTCGAGAAAGAGCTATAGAACTTCTATCTGGTGATGTTCCAAATGAAAAACTTATACTCAGCCAGGGTCTTTCGGATTCCTACAAAGTCAATGGAAAATCAGTTTCTATCAACAGCGATGAAAGTGTGGGGATTAATCAGGCTCATGTCCAAGTGGTTGTAAAAATGCGAGAACGTAAACCCGGTTCAGAGCCCCAATCTGGTGACCGTGTTCCCTATCTCCTCACTAATACAGGTGATCGGAAGGCCAAAGCATTTGAAAAGTCTGAGGATCCCAAGTTTGTGGAGGAGAATAACATACCGGTAGATTATCATTACTACTTTGAAAATAAATTTTTGAATCCGGTGTGTGATCTTCTAGACCCCTTGTTCGAAAACACTAAACAGGAAATTTTCGGTGAAATTATTGACCAACACAAACCCCCGAAGAAAAAGAGAGAACCTGCATTGAGTACAATGAAAAAGGACCAACTCGTAGAGGAGTGTAAACGATTAGGTTTAGATGAGACGGGTAAACTTGTCGACCTGAGGGGAAGATTGAAGGAGGCGAGGTTAAAGAGGGAGGAAAGTATTGAAGACATATTTAAAAACTATGCACAATCTAATATATAGGATGAATATACAAGATAGATTAATTGAACTTATTGATGAAGATTTGAATCAAAGATTGAACTTGATAATGAATGATTATGTCACAATAATTTCTAAAAAACATGGCATTCCCATGGAACTACTTTTAAGAGACGTACCCAAGACAAGTTCTATATCTCTTTGTAGGGGTACAAAGTCCAATGGACAGAGGTGTACGAGAAAGGGAGCCAATAATGGATATTGTGGACATCATGCACACCAAGGAGAACGTATTAAACAACGATTGTTACCGAGTTCAAACATACATACACATGGCCCTGAGAAAATGTTCGTTAGGGGGTGTCCAGGGTGTCAGTCTCCAAACGAACTTATAGATTTGGATTGTATATTAAATAATGAGCAAATCTGATATTCTACTATCATCCATAAATACATTTTACACCGACGAAAAGAATAAAACTAAACTTTTAAATATTCTCGATAAAACATCTGGTATATCACTCCGAAATTTGGAGTGGTTTATCACCAACTATTCAAAAAAAAATAACACTTCCTATACAACCAAAGATGGAAAGTTCTTCACTGTCCACTGTGCATATAAATCCAGTCTCGATGGATACAGTAAAAAACTATTCGACCCGTTTTGCAGATCCCAAAAGTTCGGGTACACCGTTCCCGGAACATCTCATGAAATTCAAACGACTTTGGCACAGTTAAATTTCATCAAATGGTGTATCAAGAATAATATTATAGACTATATCAGTGACAATCGTTCCTTCCTATTTAATAAGCAATTGACATGAATCCACCTTCAAATGTGAACGTCTGATATCCCGTATAGTACATATGTAGAGAATATGTCTTTGTAGCTATATCAACTAGAGAACCTGGTGATGTATTTAGGGTCACCTCTATATTTGTTTTATCTGACTGTATTTGACTAAAGTCCAAGTTCCCCGATGGTTCCACATTAACCGGATTCATCGAGAAGCTATACGTGTAGATATTTCTATACGGTCTCGCCAATCTATTTTTACTTGGTATCAGATACTTGTAGTAATTATGATTTGTATTTGAAACATTGGGTAATTTATTTCCATTGATGTAGAAACTTGCACTCTCCATAATTGGGTTAAAAAATGTTTGTAATTGATCGAAATTTACATTGGAAGAAAAGTTAAATCTATTTTGACTGTAGTAGTTTTCTTCAGGGTCTCCCAAAGGTACACCCACAGATATATTTTCATTTTCAAAATCTGTGTTCCTCAAAAACCAGTGAATACACTTTACGGGAATATTTGGAACTAGGTTGTTTTTAATGATGTTCGTATTAAGTTCACTCACCTCTGTAGGATGTTTTCTTACCAAATCTGTGACTAGTGTATGTTTTCCATTTTTTAAATAAAGTCTTTCTTCCGCACTTACAGTAATTTCTTCGGTTATCAAATTGAACGAACTTAATTGCAAGGAGACGTTCGCATCTGTGAAGAATGTTTGTTCATGAAACTCTAATTCAAATTCAATTTTTTGGCGAAATGCTGCACATACCGGGAAGTATGGGCGATTTGGTTTATTTGAGGAATATTCATCACTGGCATATTTCCTCGAAAAGAAAAAGTGGAGGGGTATAACTAAATCTGAATTAGAACGAGCGATAGTGGCATTTTGTGTAGATTCGTCATATCCTAAACCTCTATTTACAAGAAATCTATTCGCTACTTTTTCAGACATCTCCAAGTATAGTTCATCATATATAATTCCCCAATCATCATGGATCTTTTCAACTTCGATGTCATCCATAAACATTGTGACACTTTTGAGTAAATGTCTACCCAATTGGTCCGCGTAGTTTCCATATGCGATACCCGGCATAGTCACACTCAACCACATATTACTCAAGAGGTCTCCCATATTGGTTGGATTAAATTGAACTTTAATAGTCTGTCCGAATGGCCAATTACCAATTTGTCCAGGATTTAAAACATCTTTAACTCTATGGTACTTCCGAAACTCTGAGTGTTGTTTGGGTGATGTATAATTAAAGAAGGAGTCTTCTGGGTCTTTGGAAAGTAGGTACGTATCCTGCTTTCCAATAGCTTTTAGGGAAATCTTAGCGGCTTCACCCATGCTTACTATTGTTTATATATTTTTAATATCCATTTTCCACATTGTGAGGTGACTGGTTTTCATTATACGCTCCAAATCTTCGTTCGCGTCTTTAGCCTCCTTGAGGAGGGAGGCCACAGACTCCTCGGTATACTGCACCGTCTTGATGTTGAGGAGGTAGTCGTAGTTTCCCTCAATTTTTGGGAACGTTTGGGACATCTCAGCCTCCAAGTCCTTCTTCTTTTTCTTGAACACCACAAGGTCCCCTTCTATGACCATGGAGACAAACTTCGACTTGTGGCTACACATCACAGCTTTCTTCTGTAACACATCTACAAGGTGTGCTTTTCGCTTCTTGTAGTGTTCCAAACGGAGTTCCACAAAGTCTTTGAGAATCTCTTCAGCATTCGCATACTTGTGGATGCCCCGAGTCGGGTGGAAGAGGTGCATGTTCGATGTGTGGAATGTCTTCTTCATCTTGAGGTCCTTCATCAGGTCCTTCCCAGTGTAGCCAAAAATCTCAAAATCCACATCCTCCGTGGTGCTGTTGTTCGTGTAGCTGTTGATCATCTTCTTTTCCACAAGTGTGTCCAGGTACTCCTTATAGTCCTGGGTCCACCTCCCGGGTGGAAGCTCAGTGACTTTGAGTCTGGAACCGGTGTCCCTGTAAATACCCTCTGTGATCCATAGACCGGCGTCATCCTTGTAGACCCGTCCCTTGAAACCCCTAAACCATGGTTTCATATCGATAAGGTCTTCACCTTCCAAAGTTCTCTTGATGTTCTCCTTGATATCTTCGGGGTTGAATGGAGGTACGTAGCAACTGAAACCCGTACCGATACCCTCCGTTCCATTCACCAGAACCATAGGTAAGGTGGGCATGTAAAAGTCTGGTTCGATGGGGCGTCCATCATCGTCGAGGTAGTTGAGAACTGCATCATCCTTCGGATCGAAGAGTTTCCGGGCCTCCTTGGTCAACTTGGTGAAGATGTACCTCGTCTGGGATGCATCCTTCCCACCCATCAACCTGGTTCCGAACTGACCACATGGTTCGAGGAGGTTGATGTTGTTGGATCCAGTGTAGTCGTTCGCCAACTTGACGATTGTATCTGCGAGGGAAACTTCACCGTGGTGGTAGGCACTCTTTTCAGCCACATAGGCTGCCAACTGTGCCACTTTCATCTCATCCTTGAGGTTCTTCTGGAAACAGGAATACATTACCTTCCGCTGAGAGGGTTTGAGACCATCAGCCACGTGGGCGATTGATCGCTTTAGGTCTGCGAGACTGAAGTTCACCAGATCCTTGTGAACAAAGTCTGTGATGTCAAGTTGCTTCACATTTCCATAGGGAACCTCAAGTTCCGAAGCCTCCTTGGCTGTGCTGTCTAGGAGCCAGGTCTTCCGTGAATCAGCCATCTTCTTGTCAAACGCAAGAACGATCGACGTATCCGTCATGACATCCATGTCAAACTTGACTGTGAGATCCTGAATCTTCTTGAAGTATTCCCTCGCTTCCACAGATGTTGAGGTACCCAAACCCTTGTAGTACTTGATTTTCCACCCAGCCTTCCCAGAACCATACCAGTTTCGGAAAGCTGAATCAGTGTAAAAAGACATAGTCTCTGAACCCTTGGTTGCCTTGATGATTGGGGTCACCATAGAGACGACAAACCCCAATTTGAGGAGACTTGGCCAGAAGTAGTGGATCATGTTTAGGATGAGACCCTTGATGTGGGACCCATCGTTATCTGCATCAGTCATGATCATGAGCCTCCCGTAGCGGAGTTCGGACACATCTTTGTAGTCCTTACCCTGTTGGAGACCCAAAATCTTCTTGAGATCGTTGAACTCCTGGTTCGATGAGAGTTGAGCCACTGAGACATCCCTCACATTCTTACACTTCCCACGGAGGGGGAAGACACCGTAGTGATCCCTCCCAACCACCGAGAGACCTGCGACCGCCAAGGTCTTAGCCGAATCACCCTCTGTCACGATGAGTGTACACTTCCCAGACTGCGCAGTGCCAGCCTTGTTCGCGTCATCCAGCTTGGGGATCCCCGTGATCTTGGACTTCCGGGCACCGTCAGATTTTTTGAGTTCCTTCATCTCCTTAAACTTCGAGAGTGCCAGAAGTTCATCTTGAATTCCAGTCTTTAGGGCATTCTTGATGAAGTTCTTCGGGGGATCAAACTTCGAGCCAAAGTCTTGAGACTTTGAGGTGCATTCAGACTTGACCTGACTCGAGAACGTTGGGTTCTCGAGGGTCGCCTTCACGAAGATGTTGAACGTATTCTTCACCTGTTGGGGCTTCAATTTGATCTTCTTCGCCATGTCCTCAATAATTCCATTGGCCACTAAGGACGCCACGTGATCCACATGGTTCCCACCCTTGGTTGTGCAGATACCATTGACGAAGGATACCTGTTCCATGCCATTCTCAGCCGGACCGATACACACAGACCACCTATCAGACACGACGGAGCACACATTCTCAACGCCCTCATGCATCTTTGCATAGGCTTCGAAAGACGTCTTTGGGAGGACATCTCCATTGAACTTGACCTTACAGTTGGGGGTCGTACAGATGTTTGCATCCCAAACCCTCTTTTGGAAAATCTGGTAGATTGACTCGTCCATCTTGGACATCCCAAATCTCTTCCAGTCGGGGGTAAAGGTGATGGACACCGATGACGTGGCACCTGCATGCTTCTTAATCTTGGGTTGGTGACAGGTTGTCATATTATTGGACCACCCCTGTGTGTAGGTCTGCTTCACTTCGTGGTCCTTGATGATCACAGAGAACTCTGATGAGTAAATGTTAGTCAACTTGGCACCATAGCCATTGCGACCCCCCACGATACGTTTTTGGTTGTCATCGTAGTTGGTGCTCGTGAGGAGGTGACCGAAGGTGAGTTCGGGGTTCCATAGCCCCTCCTTCTCGTGCATTCGGACACCGATACCACCAAGGGGTCCGTTGTTCTCGATCGTAACAGAGCCTTGGTCCTTGTCGATAGAGACGGAGATGGAGGTTACACCCTTGGGGTGGAGGGAGTTGCGGTCGATCGCATTGACGAGGATTTCATCAAAGATTTTCAAGAGAGCTGGGGAATACTTGAGATTCTTCTTGGTGAATGCATCACCTTGGAGAACCCAGTAGTGTTCCGTGCCAAGTTCAACTGGACCGACATAGGAATCAGGTCTCTTGAGAATGTGCTCGATGTGGGTGAGCTTTTGGACGCTCTCCATTTAGATATACTTATTACAATTCAAAACTCTAACTTAGGTTTTCATTCTCGGTGAGGAGGAGGAAACATCTGGATCGCCACTGATT